CTACGGAGAAGAATAACCCCGGGCTGCAAGCTACCTTAACGGTGGGTAATTAGTGAATTCTCAAAACACTAGGCTCCAACATCACAAAAATGAAATTTAACTTCGATTGAAGAAGTTTCAAACGTGTGAGTGTGCAGTGCAAATAGAGAATCCAATAATCATCGGTGCCATATATAAACTTTATTCTATTTATTAGATTTTTGGTCAAGTCAGTTTTCCTACGGTATTTCAATATATCCGCGAGGACCGTTGACGGTCGTGAGTGGATCTCACCACGACCAGAGGAGCTTAGCTCAACTACTCAATTTTCATAAATAAAAAGTTTTTATATACGCCACCACCCTTCTATTTCATGAATTATCATGAACCGAAAGTAGGCATGCAGGTTCTATCCCTAGATTCTTCATCTGGTAGATGTTACAGATGCATATCTCTGTTCTTAAAGAGAGGTAGGTGTCAGGTCAGTGACTAGGTTAACGAATAAGCATAAGGAGCAATCCGAGTGACAATCGCGGTGACGGATGTGGAGAGAGCAGAATAACTCTTAATAAGCGTTTGGCCTTTGGCCAAAACGGATACAGAGTACTGTGCTGATCCCGTCGTTGCAGCAGTTGTAACAAGGAAAGATTGCAACTCCGAAGAGAGGACTGTCCCGGTGAGGGCGGCTGATCCGGCGGCAAGGACTGTTCCAGTGACAAAGTCTGTGACTATGTACTGGCCCGGTCGATTGAAGGTTATAGTGTTACTGAGAGCACTCACGTCTAAGCCACCCGTTATAAGGGCGGCAGATCCGTAAGATGCAGTGTTCGAAACACCAGTGTTCCCGACAATTTTTGCTGACAGAAAGAGAGCCTGAGATGATAGTGAGAATTGTGGAGTATATAACTCCACCTCGTATTCCACAAAGAGCGATGCAGCATTGATAGTACCACCCGAAGTGTTTCCCTGAGTCCCAACTATGAAATTACCGACATCATATGTCTTAATATCGAGGTTGGAAGCCAGGGCACCTGAGCGGAGATACCGACGCCTGCCTAACGCACCATCATCATTCCCTTCCAGAATGACGCATTCATCCGACCACATCGGAGCTGATGTGGCCCCCGCAAACTCCAAGAGTTCAAACTTCGATGCTGGAACAGCATCAGAAGCGTCATAATCCACAGCGGAAAATATTTGACCGTTGGTGGAAGTGTTACAAATCGGCTGCAAACAAAATCGCAGACGACGGAACATATATGACTCATAGTTTGGCGCGAAGGTGGAAAGCCACGGAAAAGTCACAGAGATTCCGGGATTAATCGAAAGCGATAACGCAGAAAACGATAAACTCGTTTGAGCATTATATAACGCTTGGATATCCTGGATATACTCTCTGTGAGTAATCCGCGGATTCCTACCGTCAGGCGACGATGAGAATCTTGGGTAAGATGTGCGGGAGATGAAACCCTTAGAGACGGGTGCGGAAACTATTTTCCCCACCTGCGCCTTTTGCTTTTTCGCAACCATTTTTGGTTGAGATTTCTTTTGATTTTTTGACATTTGCATAAAGATTAGAACAGTCTTTATAAATATCTGCTTTAGTGTTGGTACTATTGGATCCCTCCACCAACAGGAGGGACTATACATCCATAGTTAACTGACAGGGAGTCAGAAGTGCCGTGTAGTCTCTCGGCATTTTGTTTAGCACGGAACTATTAAGCCAAGTTCACAGCACGAATCCGTTAATCAATACTCACCGCCTTTCGGGCGGGATAGATACTCGACAGAGGCCTCAAAGGGCTTGTCTCTAGAGATTTAGATTATACGATCGATTGCTGTTGGCACCGTTTTGGACTATTACAACTACGAACCCAATTGCCGCTAAGCGGCCTAAAGTAGAAGATTAAGAGGAGGACAAGGAGGGAGGGCGGAAGCGACGAGACGTCGTTTCCAATACGAGATAAGTGTCTCTATAGACATTGGACTAAATCTCGTGTGACGACGTAGTCCCCTAACGATGACTTGAATTGGATTAGGGGGTTGGGAGGCCGAGTGACAACGTGCTGCATAAGCAATACGTTCTAACCAAGCATCCTTAACCTCCTCCGATTCATGTTCATCGAGGACCGCGTAAGCACTAACCCACCTCCACTTTGCAAGTGCATTTGCATACTTGGCCGATGGCATGTCCATGCCAGTCGTCCTCGATAATGCAAGAGAGGGGTTGTGAACAAACATAGCTGCAAGAACCCGCTGAAAGCGGGTAATTGTTGCACTGTTCGGACAGAATTCGATATCCAGACCATATCCACCTAAGTGGACTGGTATGTACCAATTGACACCTTGATTCCTCCATGTTTTTGAGCTAAAACGTTCAAAACACATTGGAATACAACATCGTGTCCATGGAACACGCTTGCACATGTCATTTACTGACACGGCAAGCTGAACTGGAGTACAGAGTTCTGATTCACGACCACCCTTCTTTATCGATGTACCAAACACAAGTCTTTGGTTAAGATATGATTTGCGTATCATTTTCCCACCAAGGTTAATAAAAACCTGTGAGTTAATCATGCAACAGAGCTCAGAGAGGTAGTTCTTCCCAGCCGAAGCTAGGAAGCCCGCCTCTGAAGCGCACTGGTTAAAAATGCGAAACAGATCATTGTCGCACTTAAACAAAATATCATCACCATTGACGAGTACATTGTACCTAAGTATACGTACTTTCTTGCAAAGATCCCATGGAAGGAGATTCATCGGGTTCAACTCGGCCCACCGATCAACAGCAGTCCAATATACACTTAAATTTATTAAGCACAAAATCGGAAAGCTGAGGGGGTGTCCCATGAGTTGTCCCTGAACCGAGTAAACCTCCGTTCCATCCTCATATCTGCAAATGTTATCCATATTGGCGTAGAGCGCAGCATCCTTCAAATTCGAAGGAGGAAGCTCGTCAAGTGTGATCGTCGTCAGCTCCCGATTCAGTAAATCGGTCGCAGCTTCGTAATCACCCGAACACCACATATGAAAGAAATCTACATTACCATGCAAAGTATTTATTCTATCACTCAAATCAGAGTCAAGCATTGTCGATGCGAAACATTGTTTCCAAGCCGACAACATCTGACCTTGTAAAGGTTGTAGATAAGAATACAGATAACCATGTCCTTTGGTGATAATACGGAATTTCCCCGGCTCAGCCAGGGCAATTACGTCCACCAAATTCAATTCAGGATTGCGTTCACCAATTCTGTCCCACACAATTTCTCGAGCGTCCTTCCATTCGGTAGTACGCCAGTCAAATAGTTCGTGGTTTAGAGATCGGAGCTTTCCAAGTTCTGATTCTTGTGAACAACTCGGGTAGTGGAACTGCGAAAATAAGCTTAACGCGCCGCCGTCTTTACGGCTAGCTTGTAAGCATGCAGACCCACTCGGTATAAATTTAGTTGGCACTCCCAGCTTATCCTTCGAAAAAACTCGTTTTGCGAGTTTCTTAGTAGTATTGGCTAAGTCATCATGAAAAAGTGAAAAATATTTCACGGGGAGCCTTCCCAAGCGAACTTTATGTTTCGCTAAGGCTTGCTCTTTTTTCAAATCTGACATAGGAGGCCACGACTGTTTCGAGCCCTTTGCGAAAGAATATATCAAAGATACATCCTTTCTAGCAATAGCTCTCGAAATAAAACGTTTACACCAACCCGAAAACAATGGGATATTATTCCAAGATTCACGAACAGGACGTTGTGAATCACGGAACAACTTGCACATCATTTCGTCGAGGTAATATTTAATATAACCTTGCTCTCGTGACAAATCGTCTACGAAATGGCGGATTCTCATCGCGGTTTTGCGCATACTGCGCAGAAACCTCGACCACTCGAGAGGAGCAAACCAATCACCTTTATCAAGGGTGTTAGGTTTTCTCCGGGAAACTCGAGCGATAAATGGAATCACAAGTGACCTGACTAGAAGAACAGTGGAGTCTTTCAACCCCAACCCTCGAGTGATAAATTCGAGGGCAGAGGGTACAAGCTTTCCGAGATTCCTAGTCAGAACAATCTCATCTTTACTCATACCAGTGGCATCTGTACCACCAACAGCCCGTTGGAGTGCAGGAACGTCAGATCGACGGCCCTGGTGGAGAGTGGCTTCACTCTCCTGATGCAATTCGGAAATTCTTTTTTCTGGGT